TTTTTTTTTACGTCTGGCTTGCCCATCTTCGATAGACATTAGACTTAGCTATGTCTTGCAACGCATCTCCTTTTTCTCCTGCACGTAATCGGTACTTTAAAAAGTTACCTTTACAGTAACCAGCATATTCCTCTGCTGTAAGCACTTTACGTATAATGTCAATGGCTTGTGCATCTAGAAACACATCATAATGACTTGGATTATTTACTGGATCGTTATCCTTCATAGATTTCCTTCATAGTTTTTATAGTTAGTTAACCACTGCAAACTTCACACTCTCCTTTACTAGCTTTGATACCACGTAGGCTACGCTGGTAGTATAGAGACTTAATGTATGGATTAAGTAATGCTTCCTTGATTACTTCTGATATGTATCTTTCATCTGTGTCAAAGAATAAGTTGAGGCTCTGCGCTTGGTCGATGAAGTGCTGCCTTGCACCTGCCATCCTAACGAGCGAGAATTGATTAAGTTCATAGGCCGTTTTAAATACTTCTTTCTCAAGATCAGATAACTCCTCAAGGTGCTGAACAGATCCATTGTGGTTAATGGCAATATCTCGCATTAGTTCAAGACTAAATATGCCCTTGTCCTTACACAACTGTACAAAGTGAGGATTCATCCTTGTCATCTCACCTGCTGCTGTTCCTTGATTGTAAGCATTAGCTACAACAGGCTCAATACCCTGACTTACACCACCACATAGCAATGCTGACGATGTATTGGGGGCTATTGCCATTACAGTAGCATTACGCTGTCCTGTGCCCTCACACCACTCAGGTTCTCCTAGTTCTAGGCCCAGTGTACGGGTAGCAGCCAGTGCCCACTCTTGTATCTGCTTAAATATAGTACCATTGAGAAGATATACCTCCATACTCTCCCATGGTAACATTTTACTCTGTAAATAAGAATGGAACCCAAGGGCACCAAGCCCTAAAGCTCTAGATTTTTCAGTAAATCGTACTATCTTCTCGAATCCTGGCTTACCTCGTGCTTCTGCTAGCATTTCTTCTACTACACAGTCCAAGAATAGAATACTATAAAACACATCTGAGTAGGTAAAGTCGTCCCAGTGCGTAAGGTTAAGAGATGACAGCACGCAAGAAAAAGTATGCTCTTCATCCTGTGGTAGCGCTATTTCTGTACATAAGTTAGAAGCCTTGATTGATATGCCGCTTTGTTTAATAGGTATAGGTGCAAGCTCATTTGCTGCGTCTACTTTCCAAATATAACCCTTACCTGACCTAGCTCGTATGTAACTTACCTTACTATAACGTGATACTGCTTCTCTATCTTTGTTTTGTAGCTTATGTATGAAGTCATTAGTAAATACCCAGCCAACATTGGCATCAGCTGGATGTTTTTGCAAGTATCCTGCCATTTCCCAGAAGTCTTCACTGTCCATGTCAACATAGCCAGCCCAATTACCACGCCGATTGTTACCTTGGCTGATCTTAGTCACTGTATCTACAAAGCTATCAAATACTGGGACAATACCATCAGCTTCTCCTCCTGAAGCTATCTTTGAACCCCTTGAACGAATACCACTAAGGTAACTAGACGTACCATACCCTGCTTGAGACAGCATAGCAGCCTCGTGGTATGATGTATAGAAGCTATCTATGCTATCACCCACATAACTACCAGAACAGCTCACAGGCTGTCCTCTGTTGGTTCCTACGTTGCATAGTACGGGGGTAGATGGTGCTAACTTACCTGACCACATCAGTTCATAGAACTTTTCCTGTGCTTCAGGGTACTTATCTAGTACATGGTTAGATAACTGGCTAGATACACGATACAATGCTTCCTTAACAGTCTCATCTTGCCAAGAGTACTTACGCTTAAACATAATGTAGCCCTGAGTAGTGTACCAATCAGGCACATCTCCTCTTTCTACTAATGCTTTACGTTCAGCACTGTACTTTTCAAATTCACTCATTACCAAACCTCTCCAAATACTTGTTCGTCCCAATCAATGTGATACTCACTACCTGAACCAGTAAAGAAGTCATGAAACTGTACACTATTAACATTAGCATAGAACCAGCTAGCAATAAATCCATCCATGTCGGCATCAGGGTACAGGTACGGGTATCCTAGGTTAATAAGGCATAAGTTAACACGGTGCTTAACGAAATCTTTAAGATTCTTTACAGTAATACCAGTAATTTCTCCACGCTCAAAAATCTTATCTACTATAGTAGCCTCATGCTCATATACTTCTTTAGCTAACTCACGTATAACTGGTTCTAACTCCTCTCGGTTATGATGAGGCCTATCCTCCATAACTTTTTCAAACAAGAGAGCTGAGCCGATAGCATGTAAGTTTTCGTCACCTACTGATAAGTTTATACCACGACAAATATTCTTGATCAAGTCCTTACCACAATCTTCTGACTGAAAGTGTTTAAGGAAAGCAAAGCTGCTATACAAGACAGCACCTTCGATAAAGCTAAAGGCTGCCAGTGATATGGCAATGTCAGGGTGACGTACACCGTTCTCTATGAACTTCATGCGGTCTACTAGCTGAGGATCTTCCTTCCAACTAGCATAGAACTTCTCTGTATCTACGTACAGCAGCTCATTAATCTTATTATAGAAGGGTGCATGGCTGTTGAACTCTACAGCAGAGAACAACGATGCCATACGCTGTACCTCTGGACGTTTGAAGTGACGAAGGATACGACCAGCCCAGTAGTCATCTCCTGCATACATCTCATAGATGGTGAACAGCTTAAGAACAGTCATAAGACCGTGCCTTTCCTGCTCTGTCATATGTACACGTACGTCTTGTACGTCATTCTCTACCTCTGGCTCGTCCCAAGGCCAGAAGTTATGCATCTGTTCGTCTGCTATATCTGAGAATTCGGGGTACTGTATTACCCATCCTTCTACAGTATCTTCAATGCTCATACAGTAAGTGCCTCCCATGATGTAGGAAATAGTTTCTTCATTACGTTACCCCATGTAACAGCGAGGTCTTGTATTTCTTTCTGTGCATGAGGATCAATGCGCTGCTTGTAGGCTCTAGCCCATGCTGCTAAGCTGCCTGTTACATAGTACTCAGTGTACATAGATTGAGGCAGTATCATACGGGCCTGCTCTGGTGCTACACCTTTATCTAGCATGTAGCGGTAGGCATCCATAATCTCATCCATCAGCTCTTCGTAAAGGTTCTTACATCCCCAAGTATTAGGATACTTAGAGAAGCTATCAACTACCGTATCTCCTGACCCCTGCTTAACACTACCTTCTGGACGTGCTCTCCACTCATCAGGTACAAAGAACTCGGGGGTATCATCTACATAGCGCCTGCTTACTTCATTGTAGGTGAACCCTACCATGTGCTTAAAGCGCTGACGTGCTACAAAGATTGGTACTTTCTCACGCATAGTAACCATTGGGTGAGAGAAGGGAGTCCAGTGTCCATGCCGGGCTAGGTAGCTGATGAGCTTCTTGTCACCTTCCTTGAGGTCTGACCCTGACATCATAAAGTCAAGGCCGTCAGCAGGTACCCAGTCACTCTGTTTATTAAAGGAAACACGGGCAGCATTCACTACCCGCAAGTCATCTCCCATATGATCGACGTAAACTGCTTCCATTAAGAATCCTTAAATTTGTAGTACATACGGTCACGGCTTATAAGCTGAAAGAACATCCTGTCAAGCCACTCAAGATCCCACGAAGACATGGAGAACAAGTCACACACCTCCATAGCTTCTACTATTTCTTCTGCAAGGCCTGCAGCTCTGCTGGGATGGTGTTCCAATAGATAATCTGCAAACTTTAGAGCATCTTCCTTACTATATAGGTAAACTCTCTTACCAAAGAAAGGAAGTATGCCTCCATTGATTTTCAATATACTCTCCTACTTAACACTCATTCCAAGATTTGGTAGCTTATCCTTACTTACCTCATTCTTCCTTGTACGATGCCAATGGCCACAATCATCACACTGATATAAGCTAAACATTGATACAGATGTGTAGAACTTATTGTCTGTCATAGTAATATTACTACTACCGCAAGCGTTACACAGCCTATCTTCTGAGTCAGTACGTATAGCTAAGGATGGGTGTGTATTTTCCCATGCTCGTATGTACATGTACAGCTCTTCGAGCAAAACTACATCGTGTATGTTATACTCTTCCATGATAGCAAAGGCAGCGGGGTCATGGTGCATGACACGCTTCCACAAGTTAAACCCTTCATGCTCTGTCTTAGTACCAAGGCCTAGATACCCACACACTGCATCCAATCCATTGGAAGGAAAGCGGAAACGCTTCTT